TGTTAAGTCAATTAAGAAGGCTAAGTCAACTAAAAACTACCTACAGAAAACAGATGAGTTAAAGTTTACAGACCAAATCCTACCAGGTTTAAAGGTGAGTAAACCATATATAGATGAGAATGACCATATATTATTATTGGCTTGGATTTTAAGAAAGAATGATGCTAATTCATTGAGTGGTAAATTAAACAAATTAAAATACCCAAGAGATGAAGCACAGAACATTCAATTCTTAAATGTATTACAGAGCTTTAAGCCTGAGAATATATTTCTAACCAAAAAGTTTCAAGAAAGAACATCCTTAACTGATGATCAAATTATTCAATGGGGTAAGTATATTAAAAAAGATTTAAAAAAGATGGTTAAGTTTAAACTCTCTGTAAAGGGTAGTGATGTTTCTAAGGATGTAAAGGGAAAGGAAATAGGTAAAGCCATACAGAATATGGAGAAGGATAAGTTCTTAAATGAAGCGAATGCCGTAAGTGGTGGTAAAGTACAAAAGTTTATTACAGGTCATAATCTTACTATGAAGGGTAAGAAATATAAAGAAATAGAATTTGAAACATTGGGTGTAGATAATAGTTCAAAGATGATTAAGTTAAAAATTATAGCACCTAAAAAATTATTTGGTATAGAGACACCTGTAAAATTTTCAACATTACGAAGAGGCCCATTTACAAAAACCGATACTGGTAAAAAATTAAAAGAAATAGCGGTTCGACCAAAACCTAAGAAATTCAGAGATATTTATAATGCTCTTCCAAGCGATTTAAAGAAAAGGGTTATGAATTTAAAAAACTATGACCAACGAAGGGATGCTCATCCAGAGGGTAATGTTTTAAAACATACGATTGCCGTAACAAACAGAGCATTGAAAACTGGTGATATAGACTTTGCTTTATCAGCACTGTTTCACGATATAGGAAAGGACTCAACGGCAAAACTACATCCAAAGAAAGGATTTTGGACTCATTACGGACATGAGCATGTATCTGCTAAGTTGGTTAAGAAGTATAGAACATGGATAAGGTCAATGGGTGGTAATCCGGTTGATATCTATTACATCGTAAAACAACATATGAGAATGAAAGTCTTTGATAAGATGAAATGGGTTAAACAGGATAAGTTGAAAAAGTTTAGAGCATTTGATAAGTTAAAGAAGTTCTCTAAGATGGACAAGGGTGGTAGAGGGATAAATGATTCTGTTAATGAAGCTTCGAAAGTTAAAAAAACTATCGCTGTATATGGTGGAAGATTTCAACCATTTCATTCAGGACATATGGCTACCTATAAATGGTTAAAGTCAAAGTTTGATGAGGTTTACATAACAACATCTAACATAAAACAACCACCGAGACATCCATTAAATTTTAAAGAAAAAGCTAAACATATGTCTAAGATGGGTATTCCAAAAAACCGTATTGTAAATGAAAAGTCTCCATATGTTGCTGTTAATTTATTAAAGAAATTTAATTCAGATAAAACTGCAGTTGTATATGCTTTTGGTTCAAAGGATGCTGGTAGGTTAAAATCAGGAACTAAGAAGGATGGTAGCAAATCTTACTATCAAGACTATAATAAGAATAAGAATGATTTGGTTGGATTTGAAAAGCATGGATACTTTATAACCGCTCCAGCATCAGGTAATGTTAGCGGTACTAAAATGAGACAATTATTGGGAGACCCAAAAATTGATGATAGCGAAAGGCAAAAACTATTTAAAAAATCATTTGGTTACTTTGATAAAGGTGTGTATACTATGATGACCAATAGTTTTAAGAAGCTATTTGAAACATATACTTTATCAGATGAACTAATTGAGGAATTTTTATTAGAAGCCACAGGAACTCCTGGTGGAAACCTTGATGATGGTCCTTCAACATATTATAGAGATTTAGCTAAATATAAAAAGGATTCTAAGGAGTGGATAGATTCTATATACGGCGGTGCTGGGTGGAAGGTTATCGATTATGCAGTAAATAAAAACGCAATAGATCCAAAGGATAATGTTGCAGCGGCCGATGATGTGCATAAAAGAAGAAAGGTTGGAGAAGAACACTATCGTTCAGTTGATGTAACTCACTTAGACCATGGTGAAGCAAAAAGATCCAGAGGCGCTATAAATAAATACAAAGCTTGGATGGAAGAGGTGGTAAAACCTTTAGGTTGGAAAATAGTAAGTTGGATGGGTACTGATGCGGCTATCGATAATATCATAGGTGACTTGATGATAACAGGTGCTGATGGTGACTCATATGAGGTTACTAGAGATACATTTTATGAGAGTATTAATGCTAGAAATATTTTAACACAAAGAAATAAAGGAAAGGAGCTACTGCTTATGGGTGGTGCATACGGACATTTAAGTCATCCGTTTGACAATAAAAATCTTACATTTTCAGATTTTAAAACACTAATTATTAACACATTACAGGGTAATCTCAGTAGTGAAGGCGCAGTTACAGAAAAAACTGATGGTCAGAATATAATGATAAGTTGGAAGAATAATAAGCTTGTTGCTGCTAGAAATAAAGGACATATTAAAAACTTTGGTGCGGCAGCATTGGATATCGGTGGCATAAAGAATATGTTTGCTGGTAGAGGTGATATAGAAAAGGCTTTTGTATCCGCTATGTTTGATTTACAAAAAGCACTTAAAGGTTTAAGTAAAAAACAAAAGGATAAGATATTTGCAGAGGGTAAGAAATTTATGTCTTTAGAGGTTATGTATCCAAAGACAACGAATGTAATACCATATAATAAAGCACTTTTACAATTTCACGGAACAATAGAATACGATGCGGCTGGTACACCTCAAGGTGAGGATAGGGGTAGTGCTAGAATGTTGGCTGGTATGATAAAACAGATAAATCAAGACATACAAAAGACATATAGCATAACCCAACCATTTGTTGCTAACTTACCAAAGGTAAAGAATTTTTCTGCTAGACAAGACTACTTTTTAGGTAAACTAAATAAATTACAAAAAACGTATGGGTTAAAAAATACGGATACATTATCAGATTATCATCAAGCATATTGGTATGAGTATATCTTCAATGCTGGAAAACAAACCGATAATCCAAATGTAAAAAATAACGTAATGGCTGGGCTTTTAAAAAGATGGGCTTTCTTTGATAAATCATATAAGATACCACAGATTAAAAAGGATTTAAAGGAACATCCTAAGTTTTTAGAGTGGGTTTTATCTACTGATAAAAACGACCACACTAAGTTACAGAAAAAGCATATAAGGGATTGGGAAGTTCTCTTTTTTGAATTAGGAGCTGAGATATTAAAAAATATGAAAGACTTCATAGCAGCTAATCCCGATAAGGCTGTACAGAAGATGAAAAAGGATTTGACTACTGCTATCAAAAAAATAAAAAACGCAAAGGACCCAAAACAGATGGGATTACTAAAAACTCAATTGGATAGGTTACAAGCATTAGGTGGGTTTGATGCTATTGTTCCGAGTGAGGGAATCACATTTATGTTTAAGGGAAAGGTTTATAAATACACAGGCGCATTTGCACCTGTTAATCAGATATTAGGAATATTAAAGTTTACGAGGTAAATATGGGATATAGTAAAGAACAAGAAAGACAAAATAAAGTATTGGGAGATTTATTAGCTGGTAAAGAGCCAGAAAAAAGAGTAATGGTTGGGTACAATAAACCCAAAGATAAAAAAGAAGATAATATTTCTAGAATGACAGAACTTATGCAAGATGTTAGAATGCCATTATTTTGTAAAAATTGTAAAAAAGTAATGAAAAAGAAATTAGATGATAAGATGTGGAGATTGTTTGGACATTGTTTTGATTGCCAAATAAAAATGGAAAATAAACTAAGAATAGATGGTACATATAAAAAGTGGGCAAAAGAAAAAATAAAACAAAATAAAATATCTTTTATAAAAGACACTATTCAAAAAATAGAAGAATGGAAAGATATGAAAGCTCCTGAATTTTACAATCAAGTAGGTGTTAACTATCCTGAATTAGAAAAAGAAAAATGGGCCGGTGATATGACTCAAGTAAATATAATGGCAAAAGAAGCCTTAGAGGAATATACAAAAGTTTTAAACGAATTGGAGGAATCGGAATGAAGATATGGAAACTAATACTTGGATTTTTTGGAATTGTTGGTGGTCTTTTTGCAGCAAAAGCTGTTAAAAGTAAAGAGGTTAAGGAACTTGAAAAGGTTATTAAGGAAAACAAAAAAGAAGAAAAAAAAGTAGAAAAAGAAATTAAAGAATTAGAAGTGACTAAAAAAGCTTCCAAAAAAGAGATTGGTAATTTAAAAAGAAAACTTACCAATAGTAAAAAGAAAACTAAAAAAATGGAAAAAGTATTTGATGAGGATAATGCTGATGAAGCAGTAGATTTCCTTAGAAAATTTGCTAAAAAATAGGGAGAAAAAAAATGGCAAATATGCACGAAACACCATCAGATTATTCTGATTTTCAAAAAAGAGGAATACCAGGAAAATACTATGGCATGATGCTTTACTCTGGATCAGCTTTGTCTAATCCGGTAACAGATTATACTGGTTCAAATTATGGAGCATCAGCTTTTATAGTAGGAACTGGTTCAGCTGATATTCGAACAGTAAACGGATCAACAATAAAAGCTACTGATTTAATTGCTGGAGAACTTTATCCAATTGCAATAGATAGAATATCAGGTGGCGCTAGTGCTTACATATATGTTCTTAAAGGAAATGGAGCATAGTTTGAAATATTTTTTGTATTTACTATTAACATTTCCTTTATTTGCACAAGATGTAACCTTTACGAGAGAAGAGTACTTACAGATTGCCAATAATATAAAACAGATGCAAGCAGATAGTCAAAGGGTAGCTGAATCTCTATCCATATGTGAGGAGTTAGTTTTTAAAATGGAGGAACAATCTAATGTAGATTCTTTATTGCTTATTGCTAAAGATTCTCAGATTAATCTACTAAAAGCTCGTGATGAAATGAATGAAAAAATGGTAGAGTTAGTTAAACCTAAGTGGTACGAAAACTCTTATATTTGGTTGATAGTAGGATTTATTTTAGGAAAGATATAATGAAACCAGCTCCACTAAAAGAGGTAATAAAAAAAGAATACGTTAAGTGTGCTAAGGATCCTGTATACTTTATGAAGAAGTATTGTGTGGTTCAGCATCCAATGAAGGGTAAAGTACCATTTCATCTATATGAGTATCAAGAAAAATCATTACAAACCTTCGAAGAACATAGGTTTAATATCATTTTAAAGGCCAGACAGTTGGGATTATCAACACTAACTGCTGGATACTCATTATGGATGATGACATTTCATGCAGATAAGAATATATTAGTGATTGCCACTAAACAAGATACTGCTAAAAATTTAGTTACTAAGGTTAGGGTGATGCACGCAAACCTACCGAGTTGGTTGAAACAGAAATGTACAGAGGATAATAAATTATCTTTGAGGTATAGTAATGGTTCACAGGTAAAAGCTGTCTCAAGCGGTGAGGATAGTGGTCGTTCAGAAGCACTATCGCTGCTAATATTAGATGAGGCTGCTTTCATTGATAAGATTGAACCGATATGGGCTGCTGCTTCACAGACACTTTCTACTGGTGGACAATGGTATAGGTAATTGGTTTCATAAGACTTGGGTTGGTGCTGAGGATGGTTCAAATGATTGGAATTTTATTAAACTACATTGGAATTTACATCCCGAAAGAGATAATGAATGGAGAACGGAGCAGGATAGGCTCTTAGGTCCTTCATTAGCTGCTCAAGAATGTGATTGTGACTTTCTAACTTCTGGACAGAATGTCATTGATGGTGTTATATTGGAAGAATATAGACAAACACACGTTCAAGATCCATTAGAGAAAAGGGGTATAGATAGCTGTTTTTGGGTATGGCAACCAGCAAACTATACAAAGGATTATATACTATGTGCTGATGTCAGTAGGGGAGATGGTTCGGATTTTTCTGCATTTCACATAATGGATGTAGAAACTATGGAGCAGGTAGCAGAATATAAGGGAAAGATATCCACAAAGGACTTCGGTAATCTATTAGTAAATACCGCTACAGAATATAACAACGCCTTATTGGTTGTTGAAAATAATAATATAGGTTGGGCGGCTCTCCAACAATGTATCGATAGAGGATACGAAAATTTATTCTATATGAGCAAAGATTTAAAGTATGTGGATACACAACATCAAATAACAAACCGATACAGAAATCAAGACAGAAATATGGTGGCTGGATTTAGTATGACGATGAAAACAAGACCATTGGTTGTTGCTAAATTAGAAGAGTATTTTAGAGAAAAATCTGTCATTGTTCGTTCAAATAGATTAATTGATGAACTTTTTGTATTTATATATAACAATAATAAAGCTGAAGCGATGCAGGGATATAACGATGATTTGGTGATGAGCTTTGCTCTTACTCTTTGGGTTAGGGATACTGCATTGAGATTAAGAAATGAAGGAATAGATTTACAAAGAAGAACTTTAAGTGGGGTTTCTTCTCAGATGATTCCTCAAAAACCAACAAATGAAAATAATAGTTGGGAATGGGATGTTAAAGGTAAAAAAGAATCACTTGATTGGTTAATTAAATAAGGATAATATTATGGCTGACAAAGACATATTTTCAAGACTAAAACGATTATTTTCTACTAATACAATAGTAAGAAATATCGGTGGTAAAAAGCTAAAAATAGTTGATACAGGACAATTGCAATCAAATGTTCAGACTAACTTGGTGGATAGGTATCAAAAGTTATACTCAAATATGATGCAGGGTGGTTATAACGACCAACTATACGCTCAACAATTACGTTTGGGTTTATTTAGAGATTATGAGTCAATGGATGCAGATTCGATAGTTGCTTCAGCATTAGATATCTATTCGGATGAATCGACAATGAAGAATGAGTATGGTAAGGTATTGGATATAAGAACCGATAATAATCAGGTATATGATGTGTTACATAACCTCTTTTATGATGTAATTAACATTGAGTTTAACCTATGGCCTTGGATTCGTAACATGACCAAATATGGTGATTTCTTTTTACAGTTAGAAATTGCTGATAAGTATGGAATTGTAAATGTAACTCCTATGTCCGCTTATGATGTTGCTAGATTAGAAAATCACGATGAAGAAAATCCTCAAAATGTTCAATTTATGTTAACTCCTCAGGGAGATAGCAATAGACACACAATGCAAAAGCAAGAATCTCAAACATTTGAAAACTATGAGGTAGCTCATTTCAGATTACTATCGGATTCTAACTATGTACCTTATGGTCGTTCTATGTTGGAGGCTGGTAGAAAGGTGTGGAAACAATTAACCCTTATGGAAGATGCTATGTTGATACATAGAATAATGAGAGCACCTGAAAAGAGAGTATTTAAATTAGATATTGGTAATATTCCACCAGCAGAAGTTGATAACTATATGCAACAGGTAATAAATAAGATGAAGAAGGCGCCTGTTATTGATGAAAAAACAGGTGATTATAATCTTAGATATAACATACAGAACTTAACGGAAGATTTCTTCTTACCGGTTCGTGGTGGAGACAGTGGAACAAATATAGAAAGTTTAGCTGGTTTAACCTATGAGGCTGTTGATGATATTGAATATTTAAAGAACAGATTACTTGCATCTCTAAGAGTGCCAAAGGCTTTCTTAGGATATGAGGAAGGATTAGGTTCTAAAGCTACATTAGCTGCTGAAGATGTTAGATTTGCCCGTACAATAGAAAGAATACAGAGGATTGTGGTAAGCGAATTGACTAAGATTGCTGTAGTTCACCTATATGCGCAGGGATTTAGGGATCAAGAGCTTGTAAACTTTGATTTAGGATTAACAAATCCATCTACAATATACGAACAGGAGAAGGTAGAGTTATGGAATAACAAAACATCTCTCGCATCATCTATGTTAAGCGATGGTTTGGTATCTTCTGAATGGATTTATAAGAATATATTTAGTTTTACTGATGAGGATATTAAGAAAAATGATGAACAAATTATCTTTGACTATAAGAATAAATTCAGACGCTCTCAAATAGAGACAGAGGGTAACGATCCTGCTAAGAGCGGTGAGTCGCAAGGAACACCATCAGATATGGCGGCTGGTAGAACAGGTCATGAGTTGGATAATAATGGTGGTTCTCCCGAAGGTGGGTTCGATGGGGCTGGTCGTCCTAAAGAAGCTCAGAAATATAGTAAGGATGGTAGCGCAAGGGGTAGAGATCCGTTAGGAGCGCATGATAAGAAGAAGGCTTATGGTGGAATTGCTAAGGCTCACTACGAAAACCTATATAAACATTTAGGAAATAATGCAAAATCTTTATTATCTGAGTCTAGTGAGTTAGAACAACAGTATAAGGAAGAAGTTTCTTCTCTTAATACTAACAAAAATTAAGTAATCATATATTTATATATGAAGAATTGTATAAATTGGAGTTTAATATGAGTTCACAAACAAAGCACTCGAAAATTCGCAATACAGGCATATTGTTTGAATTATTAACACGACAGATAACGGTTGATGTGTTAAATAATAATAAAAAAGCGGAGGCTGCTGATATTTTAAAGTCTTTTTTTAATAAAAAGACGGAATTGGGAAAGGAATATGATTTATATAGGGTTTTAACAACCGAAAATTATAAATCAGAAGCAAAGGCTAACCATTTGGTAGAGGCTGTTGTTAAAGCACATCAAAAGTTAAATGCTTCATCTCTAAGAAGAGAAAAATATAATTTAATTAAAGAAATTAAGAAAAATTACAATGTAAATGACTTCTTTATGGCTAGGATATCAAACTATAAGGTAAGTGCATCCATTTATAAGCTATTTGAAAACAAAAATACAGAACACCCTACAAATAAAACCCAAAATTTATTTACAATAGTAGAACACATCACAAGAAAAAATGTTTCTACCAAAACAAAGGATAAGGAGCTAGTGGAAGGGTATAGAAAGCAGGAAAAGGACTTACGATTGCTTGCTTATGGCATATTAGTCGAAAAATTTAACAAAAAATACAAAAATCTAAGCGGTTCACAGAAAAAACTGCTTAAAGAGTACATAAATAACATTTCAAATACAAATTCTTTAAAAGGGTTCATAGAATCGGAAACTGTAAAAGTAAAGAAACAACTCCAATCAGTTCTTCCTACAGTTGACGATAAAGTTACTAAGATTAAGCTTAATGAGGCTGTTAATCAAGCAGATACCTTAATGAAAGGTAGAATAGTCGAAGATAAACAGGTAGTTACACTTATGCGATATTATGAATTAGTTAAGGAGCTAAAGAATGTCAAAGATAGATAAGCTCAAAGAGATTATCAGAGAATTGATTAGAAGTGAGCTTGAAGAAGCTTCTACCTCTTCTGCTACACCAGGATATCAGACACCGATGGCTTTTAGCGGTGGAAGGAAGAAGGATAAGAAGAAAAAGAAAGATATATCTACCAATTCTACAGGATATGATGTGGTTAGGGAAGGAAAGTATCACGATTACAGAAATGATGAATCATTATCTCCGAAACAAAAAATTGG